TGGCGCGCTGGGGAGAAGTGCCAGAATCCCCATCCGTCAGTGCCTTGCGCTGGAAACCAAGGCGGAACGGTGCCGTTTCGCGTCAATACGTTAGGCCGCGCGGTGGAAACCGGGCGGGCTCGTCGATGCGCGAGTGTGGCGCCCGGGGGCGGCGCCGCATTTCGCGCTCAGAGCCCTTGTTTTCTTGGCCGTGGTGTCCCCCATATGCGGCCCATGCGGCTCCATATGAATCAACGGGTTCTGATGAGGGTGTCCCCCGTCGGAGCCGAAGGAGAGACGTGATGGCTGAACGTCGCTACACGCTGACAGAGGCCGTGGCTGTCCTGTCGGACGAATGGCTGCACCTTTGCGATATCGAGGCGCGAAGCGTGGCTGACCGCATTTCGGGGCAATGGGGCGCCCCGCCACAGCCACCCGACGGGGTGCAAGTCCTGGACGACGCCGAGGCGATCTTCCGCGCGGCGGCCCGATATGCCGAGGGTGTCCCGCCCGACGAGATGAAGGACGTGACACCGAAGGTCGTCAGCCCTCTCGCCCCCGCCGATAGCCCGGCGGCATCAGATCCCGCGGCTCCGTGCCATTGTCGTGCTCGGCCAGCACGCGCTCGCGGACGGCGGCCATCGCCTGCTCCCGCGTCTCCGCCCCGCCCGACCTGACGACCACCACCCCGCCGATCCAATGGCACGCCCACTGCCAAGTGCCTCGGGACGGCCCACCGGAGACGCACCAGGCCGACGCGATGGAGAGATCGCCGTCGTAGAGGCGATACCAGCCAGCGGGCTGTTTCGGGTCGAGGCGCCAGACGAGGGGCATCCGGGGAACATACGCTGTCGCAACGGTTCGGGAAGCCCTCGGCGACCTGCGACGTTGGCGGGGTCCTTGAACGCGGGAAATCTGCGCGCCATGCTGACCAGAGGTTTCGGGAAGGAATGAGAGATGTGGAAAGCGGCTGTCCTGGCGGGGATCTTGGCCACACCCGTAGTAGCGCAGGATTTCGACCAGACCGACGCGGTCGAGGTCTTGGGCTGCTCTATCTCCGATCAGCAGTTTAGCGATTACACGATCCAGTGCCGGATCGTGAGCCGTTCTTCCCAACCCATCGCGACCGTCTCTTTTGCCCTCCGGGTGAGCGAAGCGGGACGGTCCATTCCTTGGTCCGAGGAGGGCTTCCCCGGCCAGCCCCCACGCATCCGCCCGATACGAGGCGGGCTCGAACCTGGAGAGGAGGTCGGGATCTTCTTCGGATCCTTCTATCCCGACGAGAGGATGGTGATCGAGAACGTCTCCGCTCAGCTGTTCCTGCTCGAGGCCCACAACGTTTCTGGTGAGGCGGTGTCCTCCGATTAGGCCCCGCACGCTTCGGGATCGAGCCTGTAGCCCACCCCGTAGACCGTCGCGATGATTTCCCCCGCGTCTGGGTCCACCTCCCGCAGCGCCTTGCGAATGTTCTTGACGTAGCCGTCTATACTACGGTCGGCCACGTAGACATCCAGCACGTCAAGAAGCTGGGCGCGGCTGAACAGCACGTCGGGCCGCCGCGCCAACGCCCCTAGAACCTGGGCGCATCCGACTGTGAGTTTTAGCGGCTCACCGTCCAGCCACCCGCGCACCTGGTCCGGCTGGACCGCGAGGCGCCCGACGACGATTGGCGGTTCGGGCGCGGGGAGAGTCACGCGACGCTGTAGACGAGCGGCCCGACAGCATCCCGTGCCGCCTGCGCCGCCGCCTCTCGCTCGTGCCTCTCGACATTCGCAGCGGTGCCCTGCACGACCCCGGCCCAATAGGCGCGGACCATGCCTTCCAGGTCTCGCGGATTGCCCTCCGCATCGACGCCGTGCATCGCCGCAAGATACGCGGTCAGCCGGTCGCTTTCCACCTTGGTCAGCGTGGTCGTGACGGTGGCAGAGCCGATGGTCTCGCCCTCAACCGTCAGTATCAGCGTCGCCATTTTCCGTCTCCTGTTTTGCCTTTTGTGCCTGTTCGATAATTTGCCGGGCGACGGGGCCGTAGACCGCCGCAGCCTGAATCCCGCCCGCACGGATATGCGGGTCCATCAAGTCGGCGATGGCCTGCGCCTCGCCCATGCTGAGTGTCAGAGTAATCTGCATTACGTGCCCACCTTCACTGTGCCTGCGTCATTCCAGAGGATGCCCGCTCCGGGGTTAGATGTCGGGAGGCCCGAGATATGGAGGACGCGGGTGGTTCCTGTGCCCGCTGCCTCGGGCTTGAGTTCGAGCGCGTTCGCAGCCCAGCCGACCTTCAGGCGCTCGTAATTGGAGGCGTCTGTATAGGTATTGTAGACGGTGAACGTCTGAGCGTTTGTGCTTCGGCGTAGAGCAAGGATGTCCGCTGCGTCGCGCATTAGCTCCAGGTCGATATTGCTGACGGCGCCGAGTGAAACTTCTCCCCACTTGAAACCCATAGTAGAAGCGCGTTTTTCCACGACAAGGCCGTCTACGAATTGAGATGCTGCCCGCAATAACTGAATAGTTCGCGAGTTATTTGACCCTAGAAGGATGATCTCTGAGCCATCTTCGTGTGAGATAAACCGCCGCCCGGAGTTTAGCGTCACATCTCCGACTTTGCTAATTTTGAACCTGCTGTCGCCTCCGACTTGCAAATCAAGCAGTAAGCTCGCTGACGCCGACGCCGTATCCGTCACGTCCATCTTGATGGCTGTGAACGTGGTGCCAGCGTCGTTCCAGACGTCAACCATATCGAAAATATTGGCCATTATGCTGCCCTCAAGGTGATTGTGCTGCCTGCGCGATCGAGGATATCGCTGCCCGCGCGGTCAGTGATTGCAGTGTCGGCGCCTCCGACCGCCACACCTTCTCCCGCGCCCGAGACCGTCGCCGTCCCCGTGAGCGCCGCCGACGCCAAGGCGATGGCCGTGGCTTCCGCCGAGACGGTCGCGCTCGCCGTAATCGAAGCCGCCGCAGGGGCGACGCTGACCGGCTCTGCCACGGCGGAGAAGACGGCAGAGCTCGTCATGGCGCTGCTGGCCGTGCCGACGCCGACCCCCGCCGGAGACAGCGTGCCGGTGGCACTGATCGCCGCGCTGGCCTCGACCTGCGGGGCGCTGGCGTCCTGCCCGACGGCCGCGAGCGTGGCCGTGCCGACGAGTGCAGCCGATCGCTCGGACACGGCCACGCTGTCGCTCGCGCCGGACAGCGTGGCCGTCGCTGTCAAGCTGGCCGCACGCGCCTGGACGGGGCTATCGGAGGCCGCCGCGAGGCTGGACGTCGCGACCATGTTCGCCGAGGCCGAGACGATGCGGGTGGCCGCGCCGGACAGCGTGGCCGAGGCGGTGAGGCTGGCGGCCGCTGGCGCCACAGCGACCGCCAGGCCGACGGCCGACAGCAGCGCGACCGCCGTCATGGCAGCGGACGCGCCGAAGGTGCCGTTCTGGACCGGCGCGATGGACGAAAGCCGGGCCGCGCCGAAGGACGCGGACCCGCCGGCGGCGAGATCCACGTCGATCGAGTTGCGCGGCCCGAACAGGCTAATCGGCGGCATTCGTCACGTCCTCGATGATCTGCAGTCGGAAGGTCTCGGTGGAGGTCACGTTGCCACTGGCGTCCGTGAACTCGACGTCGCCCGACCAGAGCCCGGGCGTCAGCGTGGCCGCCGTCGCGGCATCCAGCACGAGCCAGAAGGTTCCTGCCGCCGCGTCGATCACCTCGACGGTCAGGGCGTACCGGAGCGCCCCCAGAACGATCTCGCAAGCGATCGAGACCCCCACGAGCGACACGGCGCTGCCGCTCGCGTCGGTGCGCGTCCCGCTGATGGTCAGCGTATCGCCGCGCTTCGCCGTCAGCGTCGCCATGCGCTCAGTCCAGCGTGAACGTGGTCGCGGTGGTGATCCGCGGGATGGTCGCCGACGCCATCGTGATGCTGGACCCGAGCGCGCCCGAGGCGAGGATCTTGCCTGCGCCGGATGCCGCCGTGCCGACAGCGACGTGCGTGACCGTGGGCGTGCCGCCCGGAGCCTCCGGGAAATCGACGCTCGCCGCCAGGCTGGCCACGTTGCCCGTGACGGTCCAGCCGGACCCGGATCGCTCGACGGCCTGCCGCGCATAGCCGCTATAGGCGCTCTCGTTTGTCGTCTGGTCGCCTGCCTCGCCGGGATCGGCCGTGTGCAGGCTGATATAGAGGTTTGTCAGCGGCGACGTCGCCGCGTTGTCCGCGAGGTTCGCGATCGCCGTAGCGTTGAAGATCAGCGCGACGAGATCATTCTCGAAGGTGTTGCCGAAGCTCATGGGGTCAGCCCTTTCGTGGGTCGGAGGCGGAATGCCGGTGGAGGTGAGAAGCATCGGCGCGGCCCGCGGCGATGCAGCAGGCGACGACGAACACGGACGCCCCGGCGATCAGGGCGCCCGCGATGCTGAGGGCGATGGTCACGCGCGGTCGCGGGTCATGTATCCCGCGAGGGCCATCAGGCCGGCCGTGACCCAGACCTCGGCCTGGTCAAGATAGAGCGCGGCGGGCGCCAGCGCCGGGATCGCGTCTACGGTCGCGGTGACGCCGCCCATGATGGCGCCCGTCGCGATGACGGCCCACAGCTTGCGGGTCGGCGCGGCGGTCGGTTGGGTGATAAGGCGTTTCATGGGATCGGTCCTTTCGGGAGAGTGCCGCCATCGCGGCGGCGGTGAGGACGAGCGCGAAGCGCTCGTCGGGGATTGGAGGGGGCAGCGTCATGCAACGGCCAGGTCGGTCCACTCGCGGTCGACGACGTCGAACCCGGGGCAGAGCTTCGCGGCGACCTCGTTGTGACCCATCAGCCGCTTGATCGGCGTGCGCGCGGCGACGGCCGCGATCTGCGCCTTGCCGGCCGCCAGGGTCTCGGCGGTGAAGTAATCCTCGGGCCGGCGCGTCCGGTTGATCGTGCGGACCTCGATCATCAGGTGGTGCCACCAGCCGGCGTTGTAGCCGATCGCCCCGGCGGGGATCCGGCTGCTGGGCCGACCGTCCAGGACCTCGCCGTCAGGGCACCCGACGGACGTGTAGCCGATGTCGGACCAGCCCCGGCCGCCCTGCGACTTCGGGTCGGTGTGCATGCGTCGGACGGCGGCGACGATCTCCTCGTTGGTCTTGCCCACGGCCCAGCTGCCCGGCACCGCGGCGCAATGCAGGCAGAACCCGGTGATGACGGTGCCGGCCGAGCCCTGGCGCAGCACGTTGCCGTGATCCACGGGGCGCAGCGCCGGCTTGTAGGGCGTCAGGATCTCGTCGGGCCGCGCGGAATAGGCTGCGGCGGCCGCGCCATCGGCATCGGCGGCGCGCTGCAGAGCGATCCGCGTGGCGGCGGTCCAGGAACCGTCGGGCGTCGACGGGAGCCAGCCGAGATCGTGCAGGCCGCGCTCGAGCGTCAGCACCGCCCAGCCGCTCGACTTGAGCGGACCGCTCGTGGCCAGCGCGGTCAGCGCGGTGTCGGTCTTCGGCCCCCACCAGCCGTCGATCGGGCCGGGGTCGAAGCCGAGGGACCTGGCCCCGAGTTGGAGCAGGCGATGCGCGGGATGATGAGGCATGGCGTCGATCCCGGTCGCTCGCGCGCCGGGCCTCCTGTGGGGATGGGGAAGGGGACTACTCGGACGGGGCGCGGATCAGGCGGCGCAGGAGCTCGTTCGTCTCCTGCTGGCCGGCCTTCACCTCATCGAGCGATTGCCGCAGCGCGTCGAAGCGCGCATCCTGCCGGCTGGCATTGGTTTCCAGCGCCCGCACCCGCGCCTCGATCTGCAGGGCCGTGCGCCGGTCCGCCGCCGCGACCTCGCGGGTCTCGCGGATCGCCGCGTCCAGGTTCTCCGTCGATGCCTGCAGGTCCGCGACGGTCGTGCCCCCGAACCAGACAGCCGAAACGAGCGACAGCAGCATCCCCCACGCCAGCGTCTTGTTGAGGGTGATCCCGCGCTCGCTGTTCTCGATCATGGGCATGTTCATCCTTGGTCGCTCGCCAACAAGTTCCCGCCGGACCTGCTTGCGGGTCCGTCCAGCTTGCTCTTTTCGTCCTCCGTCACGGTCAGTCGATCCGCTTCGACGCTTCCACGTCGCGGAGCAGCTTCGCCACAGCCCCGACCGGCGCGGAGAAAGCGCCTGCCGGTAGCTGGGGGAAAATCTCTTTGATCGCCGCCAGGAGGCCGATGGGCATCTGCACCGTCTCGTGCGTCGGTTGCGCCTCGGGCACATCCATCGTGTGTCCGGTATCAGGATCGGTAAGGTGCATGTCAGGCTCCGATAAGTCCGTGAGTGGTGAGGTCGTCCAGCAGCGCCTTCAGACGCTCGGCGAGTTGCGCCGTGGTGACGGTCGATGTGGCAAAGGTGGTCCGCGTTGCGGTGCCGGTGGCGGCGGTCCAGCCAGTCTTTCGAGGCCCGAGGACATTCGTTCCGGCAACCTGCAGGGCCGCAGTGCCGTCCGGGTCCGCGATGTTCACGACACCGTTCTCGACAGCCAGCGACGTGGCGCCGCCGGTGAGGGCCACGCCGGTTGACGAGTTGCCCCAGCGGATTTTCTGCCCCGTCCCCATCAGCAGGACGTTGTTGCTGCTGAACGTCGCCTCGTCGGTTCTCAACGCATATTTGAAGACGCCTGCATCCCCAGCCTGTTGTTGAAACCTGATCCCGCCAATTGAGCCTGTGGAGACCTTTGGCGAATTGATAAGCATCGCCTCGCCATCATCGGTCACACCTGCGCTGCGAACGATCGAGCCCGGCTCAATCCAGATCCCGGTCCACGAGCCGTTGTCTGTCCCGCCCGTCGTGCTCGGCCCGATGGAGATTGCAGACGACATCCGGTTAGCCGCGCTTGTGCTGTCAGCGGGGGCGATCCGAATGCCTTGGCTTTTCCCGCCAGTCGCGGAATGCCCAGGATCGGTGTCGTGCCACATATTGAGTTCGAGCGCGTGCGCGGCCGTCTTTGTCCCGAACACTTCCGCGTAGAACCACCCGGCATATCCGCGCCCCGCATTGGCGGTGTCGAGGCGCGCGCGCCCGTGAACGCCGATGATATCGCCGGACCCCGCTTGCGCGCGCGCATAGCCCGTCAAGGCCGTCGCGTAGGCATCCCCCGAGACCTTGATGAGGCCATAATATCCGGTCTGGTCCCATGCCGCTGTGTCGACGGCGCGAGAGGCATCGCTGAACTTCACGACCGCCTGGATAGGCTCGGGGTCGTCCACCGGATCTGATGCAAGCCCGTATTGCAGGCGGGATGCCGAAGCCGCCTTGTACTTCGTCGCGCCATAAACGCTGAAATACCCGGTGGACTCGTCGCCGTTGTAGCTCAAAGCGCGGTAGTCTACCGGGGCGCCTTCCGCGTGAGCAGCGGCGATGGCGGCGCTGTCGTCGGTTGTGCCGTCCCCGACCGCGCCGAAGGCCTTGAGCGTGACGCCCCCGGTCAGATCCTCCAGGTAGGCCGCAAGCGCGTTGACGTCGGTTCGGAGCGTCGGGAACGCGGCAAGGAAGGTGTCCATGCGGTCCGAGAAGGTCGACGGGGACTGCCTGCTGGGCGGGACCGGAAGCGCGGAAACTCTGGGTGCAGGCATCAGGTCAATCCTTCTATTTCGAGAGTGCCGAAGGAGATGGTCGTCGTCAGCGGGATGCTGAAATCACGGTAGAAACCGTAGATCGTGGTGCCGAACATGCTGGTGCCGTCTCCTGCGTAGTAGACCGCCGGCTTGGCCCGAAGGCGGGCAAGGATGCCCGCGACGCGGCGCGCCCCGTCGGTTGGAAAGGTGAACTGGAAGTCCGTCGTCTGGGCGAAGGGCCGCTCGACGAGGACCGCGTTGCCGAAGATGTCGCGCTCCTTGCGCGAGAAGTCCTCGATCCCGATCCCGGTGCCCGGCATCGTGGTCCCGAGAACCTGGTCCCGTCCGAGCACGATCTGCCCGACCGCCGTCGTCCCGCCGCTCGATATCGTGATCTCGACCTCGACGCCGGTGTAGATCGGCAAGCCGGTGAAGATCTCCTGCGTCTCGTAGATCACCGGCTCGAAGACGTAGCTGAACCCGTCGAACACGATGCTGTTGTCGACGATCTGCCGGGTCACGTCGTAGATCACGCCGTCGGTGGGATCAGTGCAGACGACCCGGATCGACGAAGCGTTCAACCCGAAGAAGGCGATGGCGTCCGCGATGGTGCCGGGGACGAGCGTGTAGACGATATCGCCCGCTTTCGTCACCGGATCGGAGATCAGCTTGTCGAACGCCTTCCATCGGTTCGTCGCGCCGATGTTCAGCCAGGTCGTGCCGATGTCCGTGGCGGGGTCCACGCCGGTGTTGTCGACAAGCGCCTCATAGATCCGATGCGTCGACGCCAGAATGACCCGGTCGCCGACGACGTAGGCGGTCCCGGACGACCATTCGGCGTGATCGTCCTCGGGGATGTTGGAGCCGGTGGAGGCGTCGAGGACAGCGTCGGTAACGGAGATCGGTTCGACCACGCGCATGGATCAGACCCTTTCCGCCGGGAGGCCGTCGATATCGAACTTTCGCAGGCTGTCCGCCGTCCGTTTGGTCGACGCCGCGGTCTGCATTCCAAGCTGGCGCTGCTCCTCGCGCATGCGGCTGACCTCGTCGCGCAGCGACCTGATCTCGCGCGCGACGTCGTCCCCGCCGCCCATCATCGCCCGCGTCTGCGCGGCGCTGTAGATCCGGGACGGACCCGTCGCCTCCAGCTCCGGGCCGCGCTCGCCGACGAGGCGCAGGCCGCCCATGTGCAGGCCGCCCGTCGCGAAGGCCGGGACGCCGCCGAGGTCGATGATCCTGGCGCGCAGCGCCTCCATGCGGTCTGCGATGTTGCCGGGCTGTCTGAGCATTCCGACGAGCTGGTCTTCCAGTCCGCCGCGCCCCCAGAACACGTTGCTGAACTTGGTGATGTCCGCTCCGGAGCCATACTCGACCTCGGTCGCCTCATAGGCGATGGAACCGTCCGCGCCGACGTTCATCACCGCGTCTCGACCATGCTTTTTGAGCGTGACGCCGGTGGCCTTCTCCAGCGCCTCGATATCCGCGATGACCCGCTGCGCCCTCGTCGTGATCCGGTCGGATTTCGCCGCCGCCTCTCCGAGCGCGCCCTGCGCCTTGGCGATGGCCGCCTGACGGGCCTCTGCGGCCTTGCGATCGGCAGTCTCGGCCAGCACCGCGTCGCGCAGCGCGTCGAGGCCCGCGCGCAGCCGATCCGACGGCGCCGCGAACTGCTCGCGGGCGGTCGCCTCATACCAGGTCTGGAACCCCGTCGACGGGTCGAAGCGGAAGCCGCCATCCAGCGTGATCTTGCCCGTGGTGTCGGCGCCGGTCAGCGCGCGCAGGAACGTCCTGGCCTCCTTGCCGATCCCGCTGCTGTCCAGGAACGCCTTGATCGTGCGGGACGCAGACCCGTCGCCGCGCGCGATCTGGCCGAGCCATTCCTTGTCGAAGGGGCTGATATTCTGCGCCGCGAGGAACCCGCGGATACCGCGCGTGACGGTGCCCGTGGCCTCAAGCTGCCGCAGGAACCGCTTGCCCTCCTTGTCGATTCCGTCGGGGTTGAGCGTCGCGCGGACGGCGACGGAGTAGGTCCCGATCCCGGCGAGGGCCAGCTTCAGCGCGTCGCGGTCGGAGCGGTCGCGCTGAAGCACAGCCCGAACCGATCGCGTGAGCTCCGAGCCCGCGGTCAGGGCCAGCCGCTTCGCATCCACGTCGATGCCCGAGGCGATGACCGCGCGGACGGTCCGAGACAGGTCCGACGACGTCGCCAGCGCCAGCCGCGTGACCTCGCGGCCCATCCGGTTGTCGGCCAGGAACTCGACGGTCTTGAGATGCTCCGAGGCCGCGTTCAGCGCGATCCAGCGGAGATCCGGGGTCAGGTTCTCGGCCCGGACCAGGAACTCGACGTCGGCGGTGATGCCGGCGGCCGCGTTGCCGAGTGCCTTCGACAGCCAGGGCGGCATGTTGTCGGTCGCCTCAAGCACGACATCCAGTCGGGCGGCGATGTCCGCGTAGTTGATGCTCTCGACGGCCTCAATGGCCCCGGCAAGCGACCCAAGGGACGCCTCGAACGCCGTCAGCTGTGCGGCGGTCAGGCCCTCGCCCGACAGGATCGCCTCCCTGACCTGGCCCAGAAGGTCGACCTGCTGGCCAAGCAGCCCGGCGAGGACGTCGTGCCGCGCGCCCTCGAGGTCGGCGACGCCGGCGGCGCCCTGCAGATCGTTCAGCACCCGCGCTTCGAGCCGCGCCTGCTCGACGGCCGTCTTCGCCGTCGCCCGCCCCGCATCGAGCAGCGCCCGCGCCGCCTTTGGCAGATCGGTGGCCGCCGCGGCGTCGCCGGCCATCGCCGAGGCGACCAGCGTCTGGAACCGGGCGTCGGCGAAGGCCCGCGCCTGCGCGCCGCTGACCAGCGCCCCGGCCGTGCCGCGCATGTCCGCGATCATGTCGCGCAGCGTCTCGGCCGTGCGATACCAGGCGACCGCCGCGGTGCGGTTGGCCTGCATCGCCGCCGTGGTCTGCCCGAGCAGCGTGTCGAGCTCCGAACCGACGCCGCCCAGAAGCCCGGCCAGTTGCCGCGACATTTCCGCGACCGCGGGCGTGACCTCGGCGAAGGCTCCGGCCAGGGCGATCAACTGCCCGTAGGTCTTGGCACCGTGATCCGTCGTCGTGTCCAGCGACTCGATGATTGCGCGGAACTGATCGCGGGTCTTCGGCATCGCGACGCCGATCTCGGCAAACCGCGCGCCAAGCTGGCGCACCGCGACGTCAAGCCGCTCCTGATCGGTATAGAAGGCCGCGAAGTAGGCCGCGCTGGCGTTGCCGAAGGCGTCGAGCCCGCCCGCCGCATCCACGATGATCGAGGCGAGCTCGCCGCCGCGCAGGGATGCGGCGAGCATCGCGTGGTCGAGCGTGTCCGCGACGCCGTTGACCGCGCCCAGCGATGCCGCCAGCCGCTGCAGCGCCTCTGACGAACTCTCGCCCTCGCGGACCAGCCGCTCAAACGTTTCATTCAGGTGGGTGATCGTCTCATAGACCGGCTCCACCGCCGGAGTCGTGTAGAAGTCATTTCTGTCGGGATTGTATTCCCACGTGGCCGCGCGCCCCTCCGAAACGAGCTTCTTCTCCGTGTAGCTGCCGACGATGAGGCCAGTCGCCGCGTCGCCCATGCCGCGCAGCGCATCCTCGATCGCGCGCTGGATCTGCTCGTCGCTGAGGTCCTTCGTGCTGATCTTGAGCTCGTGGGCGAACTCGTCCAGCCGCCCGCTCATCAGCCCGAGCGCGTCCGCCGCGCTGCCGATGCCGGTGAGGACCCTGTCGACCGCCGCCTGGATCGGCGCGGCCGTGTCTTCGCCGGCGGCGGCGAAGCTGGTCTTCCGGCTCTTGGACAGGCCGAAGAAGCGCGACTTCTCGACGTATTTGAAAGTCTCGACGAGGCTGTCCATGCCGTCGATGGTCACGCGCAGCCCCGCGTCGAGCAGCTTGGTCTTGCTTTTGAAGGCGGAGAAGAGCAGGCCCACGGCCCCGATCACGGGGATCGCCGCGCCGATGGCCGTGCCCAGCCCGGCAAGGCCAGTGGTCGCGCCCGACAGCGCCGACCCGATGGCGCCGAAGCCGCCGGCAAAGCCGCCCGTGCCGAAGCCAGACAGAACGGAGGAGAGGCCGGAGCCAATCCCGCTGAAAAGGCCGGTCGCGGGAAGCAGCGCCGCCCCGCCGCCAAGCGCGGCCTGAGCGGTTCCCGCAAGCTGGCCCATCGTGAAGGTCTGCGCGCTAAAGGCCCCGCTGAGCGCGCCTCCGATCGCGTTGCCCAGCGACGCCTGCAACGGCTGCACGATGGCCGATTTGATGCCGGCCAGAACATTGCCGCCTGTCAGGCCGCCCGCGATGGCGTTTCCGATGTTCTGGCCGATCTGTGCGAACAGGTTGCCACCGAGCGCATTGGCACGCCCGGCCAGGTCCTCGATCTGGCGCAGCACGTCGTTCGTCCCGTCCGCGATACCGACGGCGAGACCTTCGGTCAGGTAGCCGCCGATCTCCATGAACTCGCGCGAGGGGGACCGGATGCCGAGCGCGTCGCGGATCGTGCGGATCGCATCGAGGCCGAGATTGTTGACCGTCGACGCGATGGTGCCGCCTTCGTCGCGGATGCCGGCGTCGAGGCCGATCGCCACGTTCTGGCCCAAGCTGCGCCAGTCGCCGGAGAACCCGGCCCAAGTGGACGTAATCGCATCCTTGATGCCGACGAGGGCGCCGACGACCTCGCCAACCCCGGCCGCGATGCCCGCGGCGATGTTCGCCGGGATGCGCGTGCCCTCGAAGAGCATATCGCGGACCCAATCGGCGACGGCCGCGCGCGCGTCGTCGGCCATCCGTTCGACGCTCGCCAGCACCGCCGAGAAGTCGATGCCGTTCGCGATCCAGTCGGGCAGCGTGATCGGCCCCAGGACGTCACGAACGAACTCGTCCCAAGCTGCGCGCGCAGCGGGAAGGTCACCGCGCAAGATTGCGCCGATTGAGGCGGTGATCCATTCCAGCGACTGCGCGATGCTGTTCAGCCCTGCAGCGATGCCGGTGCTGATGTGCCCCGCCATCGTTCCGAGGAAGTCGCCGAAGCTCTTGAAGCCGAAGTCGATCGCCTCGGCGTCCTCGCCGGTAAAGACAGCCGCGATGGCGGCCATGGCCGATCCGATGTTCTCGAACGTCCCCGCGATGCCCTCCCACGCCTGGTCGAGAAGGCCCCGCATCGGCGCGACCGCCGTGACGAAGGAGCTCGAGAAGTCGGAGGCGAAGGCACGGAGCCCTGCCATTGCAGCCTGGATCCGGCTCGTCCCGTCCGGCATCGTTTGCGACAGACTGTTCCAGTGGCGGGCGATCAGGACTGCCGCCGTGGCCCCCGCTACGGCGACCAACACGAACGGCGCCGAGAGCGCGGCGAGGCCGCTCGCCATCAGGCCGAGCGTCACGAGGGCGGGGCCGAGCGCCGCCGTCACCGCCGCCGCGATGCCCGCGAACCGCTTCGCCTCCGGCGACAGTTGGGTGAACCACTCGGTCACGTCCGCGACGCGCTCAGAGATTTCCAGCAGCGTCGGCGCCAGCGCGGCGGCAAGCTGGTTGCGCAGCGCCGTGCCGCTCGCCGTCACCCGGCGCACCGAGTCCTGCACCCCGTTCAGCGCCACAATGGTATCTTCGCTCATCACGGCGCCAAGGCGTTCGGCCTGATCGCCGACGCGGCCCATCTCTTCGCCGTTGTTTCTCAGCAGGGGCAGCAGCGCCGTCGCGTCGGACGCCATCGCTTCCAGATAGAACGTCATCTCCTGCTGGGTGACGCCCGCCTTCTCAAGCGACGAGACGTAGAGCTGCAGCGCATCGGGTCCGGACAGCTTGGCGAACTGTTCAGCGGTGACGCCAACCTTCGGCGCGATGTTCTCGAAGAAGTCGGCCATCGGGCCGCCGCCGGTCGCGATGAAATCGCCGACGCGGTCGTTCACGTCCTTCAGGATATCCGCGACCTTGTCCGATTCCAGACCGGCGGTCTTCGCGCCCGCGGCGAACCGCTGGAAGCTGCGCGTCGAGGCATTGGACAGCGCGGCCAGGCGCTCGGTCTCGACAGCCGCACGGGTTGCGGACGTGACCAGAGCGGCGGACGCGGCCGCCAGCGGCGCCGTGACGGCCGCCGACAGCCGCGCGCCGGTCGCCTGCATCTGCCGCCCCGCCCGGTCGAGGTTGCGCTGCAGGCCGCTCATCGACGCCTGCGCGCGCCTCGCGCCCCGCTCGAAGGCCGCCGAATCCAGCGAGAGAACGCCCCGAAGGGCGCCGATGACTGCGCTCATTGGATGTTCCTTTGACGGCAGAGGGCCGCCGGACTAGCGTCGGGCGGCTTCAGAGGGAGATTGAGATGTTCAGATGCGTCGCCCTGATCGGGCTGATGGCGAACCCCGTCGCGGCGCAGGACGCCGTGACGGTCGAAGATGCGCTTGCCGCATTGGATGGGACGGAAATCGTGGCCGATGGAACGATTGGTGTCCTCGTCAGCGATCTACTCGCCTTTCGGCTTGAGGATAGGCGTCAATTCCGGGTCGAGATGGCAGTCGACAGACCGACCTTGGAGCGGGTGGAAGCCTGCTATCTGAACGATTACAATGGGCCGGTCTGCCCGGTGCGCATAACGGGCGCGCTTCGGGTCAAAGACGATTACTTCCAGGTCTTGGTCGATAGCGTGACCTTCATCGAGTAGCAGAGCGGCTTGTAGTCCGCTCCGCGTTCGTCCCCTTTCTGCCCCACGCTCACTGAACGCCCCCGCGCCGCGCCTGGTAGGCGTTGTGCCGTGCCGTGAACGCGCTCGCATGCGCGAACAGAAGCCGGGCCGCCGCCGCTTCGTCCATTTCGGGCTGCTTCGCCTTCTGCGCCTTCGTGAAGTCCGGCATCTTGTCGGGCTTGTGATGCGCCCAGGATATCAGCGTCGCCAATTCCTGGTTGAGCACCCGCGCCCGCTGCATCTCGTCATCGATGCGGTCGCTCGTGCCCGTCGCCGCCGCGCGGATCTCCCGCATGGTGGCCAGCGCGAAATCGGCGATCGGCTGGCCGCACCGAACCCAATGCGCGGCCAGCATGTCCCAGTCGAGCGCTACGTCGCCTTCGGCTTCCTGCCGTTTCCCGCCGCAGTGCCGCCCTCGGTCTTTTCGTCCTCCGGCGGCGCCGGGAACGCTTCGGCGATGGCGTCGCCCAGGATCGCAGCCGCCGCGACCATCCCGCCGACGCCATCGATCACGTCGTCGGCCTCGTCCGGGCTGGCCGCGCCCTTGCCGCCGTTCAGGCCGTGCAGGAAGACCAGGTGCAGATCCGCGAAGGACAGGTCGCCGTCCTCGAGGACTTCGCCCGCCTTGTCCTTCTTGCCCGACATCTTGCCGATGAAGCGCGGCATCGACATGCCCAGGTCGCGCTCGATGGCGCGGCACGCGCGCGTGCCGAGGCGCAGCTCGTGCTGCGCCCCGTTCGCGGTGAAGGTCACGCCCGCCATCACGAACCGTTCGTGAAGGTTGCGGCGCCGGTGCACCGGATGTTCAGCATCAGCTCGAGCGTGCCGTCGATCTCGCCGTCCGCGACCTCCGGCGACACGTAGCCCTGGAAGGCCCAGTTGGCCGCGACGGTCTCGGTGTCCTGCAGGTTGATCGTGGTCTGGAAGTAGACCAGCGTCTTGCCCGTGAAATACCCGTGCGCGGTGTTGAAGATCGCGTTCGAGTAGTTGCACGCGATCACCAGCTCGCCGGGGTCGGCCAGGTTCGGCACGAACTCCCGGATGCCGTCGACGCTGTCGAGGCTCGTCACGTCCGTGAATTCCCGGTTGAACTTCGGGAAGATCAGGCGCTTCGCCTCGGTGATCGACATGTAGGTCGTCGTGGTGGTGTTCCACTTCATGGTCCCGCCGTGGACGGGAATTGCGATGGACATAGCGTCCTCCTTGATTGGTGATCGCCGCCCGAGGCGGATGGTTACTCGCGGTAGAGAACCGCGATATCCAGCGAGACCCGCTGAATGACGTCGCCACCGCCCTCTTCGGGACGGTCGCGGATGTTGACGACTTGCGCGTGCCAGATCGGCCCGCCGCGATAGCCAGAGACCGCCGCCGTGACCGCGCGCGAGGCGGTGACCGCCTGCTGATAGGTCTTGCCGTAGATGTCGGCCTGCACCCGGCCCTCGACGAAGCCGGACCGCCCCTGCAGTGTGACCGCGTCCAGCCCCGACACGCGATAGAGCGCGATGCGCGGCAAAGCCGTGCCCTGCCCCAGCCCGCCCCAGCTCGTCGTGTAGCCCAGCCCGCTCAGGACGCTGTAAAGCTGCTCTTCCATCGGTCAGGCCGCTTTCGCGGTCACAGCTCCGAGGTCAGGCAGAGTTGCAACGCCTGGGCCTCGGTGAAACCCTCATGGATCAGCGCGTCGAAGTGCGCGCGGCGGACCTTGGCGATCAGCGGCGCCGAGGCGACCAGAGCGGGCAGTCCGCGGCGCAGAGCCTCGACGGCGGCCATCATCTCGTCGGCCTTCTCGGGCATGCTGACGATGCGGGGTCCGGTCTCGGTCATGCCCACCGCTCCCGCTGCCACGGGTCGCGGCACATCGGGTTGATGCGGCCATACTGCGGGATCATGGCGATGATCCTGTCGATGCGCTGCATCCGGGCGATGCGTTCCTTGGCGTCCTGCACTGCGGCCCTCCCGACGCTTCGCACGAAGTCGGTGAAGACGGCCTTGAGGGCGGCCAGCGCGTCGCGGAGCCGGGTGATCGCATCCTCGAGGCGGGGTTCGGTCTCGGTCATGGCGGTTCCTTCCATGCAGGATGACACCCCAGAGGGCGCGCTGCGGTTCGTCGTGGCGGTGGTAGCGGGCTAAAGCCGAACCTTCGTGGCGGCGGCCATTATGGCCGCTCGCGAAACGCCGTGCTCGGTCAGGGCGTAGCCGATCAGGCCGTCCATTGCCTCTTGCCACGGGCCTTCGGTGTCGCCGGGGTGGATCTCCATCCAACGCTCGTTATTGGCGGCGTAGCGCGCGTAGAGGTCTCCGAATATCTTTGCCTTCTCGTCTGGCGTGGTCATCGGCTTCTCCTGTTCAGTCTGCGGCGTCTCGCGCGGCCAGGCCGACGCCCCTGATCGGCGCCCACTTCATGCCGGCGAAAGTTAGCCCACCGTCCGACAGCTTCGGCTTGTCCGGGGAAACCGATACCGAGACCCCTCCTGCAGCCTTCACGCGCGACGGCGATCCCGGCATCCACAGATCCCCGCTCCGATCCAGCGGCGGGGTGTGGCGCGCACGATCTTCCTCCGGTTCGTCCTTGATGGCGTTGGCGTCGATCTGAACGCGCGCCTGCGCGCTCAGGTCCTCAAACTCGATCCAGCGGCGGTCACGCATCTGCAGCTCCTCAGATTGCGACGTCAGGCCGTCAGGATGACGTCAGACCCGACTTCCGCGTGAACGCGGTAGCCGAAGGCACGCTGCAGCCAGTCCAGCGCGGCGCCGGGCGCTTGGCCGTATCGGGTCTCGTGGCCGCGCGCCTCGATCATGATCACGGGCCGGTGCCGGGTCAGCGTCGAGGCGGCGCCCTGCAGCGCCTGCAGCTCGCAGCCCTCGATATCCAGCACCAGCAGATCGAGGCGCGGAAGGGCCAGGCCGTCGACCGTGATGACCGGGACGCGCCCTGCCCCGCGCACGAAATGGGCGCCGGTGTTGTAGTCGACATGCGCCATCCCCGTGCGCCCCGGCACGGCGCCAAGCGCGCCCCAATGCGGCTCCACGTTCCCGGGCACGTTCTGGATCAGGCAGCCCAGGTTCTCGGTGTCGGGTTCGACCGTGACCACGCGCTCGAACGACAGCGCCAGATGCGCGGCCCAGACGCCGACGCAGCCGCCCGCCTGCAGCGCAAGCCCCCGCTCCGGGGTCAGTGCCACCGCCTTGCCCAAGTCGGGCAGCGTGGCCATCGTCAGCGGCCCGCAGACGCGATCCGCCTTGGGCCAGAGAAAGCCATCGCGCAGGACCCGGCTCATTCGGCGGCCACGCTTTCGGCAAACCGGATCTGATCCATCAGCGCGCCGGAGAATCCCTGCGGCCCCCAATGGGTCAGCCGGATGTCGGGGCAGACATGCACCTTGCCGCCGACCGCCTGCCAGCGGCGGCAGAACGCGATATCCTCTCCGACGCGCTGATCCCCGTCGCGGTCCTGGTCGAAGAACCCGTGGAACCGCGTCTCGACGCCGTCGTTCCGGGTGACATAGGCCAGATCGGGCGTCGCCGCCTCGATGCGCTCGAACACCTCGCGCCGGATCAGCATGAACCCCGCGCCGACGCCGTCGACCTCCAGCGCCTGCGCCTCGTCATCGAACTGGCACCCGTCCTGCGCGCCCTCCGGAAAGGACACGGCGAAATGCCCGGTGTCGTTCTTGTAGCGGTAGGCCCCGGCGACCAGCGGGCGATTGGCCGCGACCAGCCGGGCGACGTCGGTCGGCTCGAACTGGATATCCGCGTCCAGCATCAGAAGGTGCGAGAAACCGCTTCCCAGGAACGCCGCCGCGATCCGGTCCCGCCCGCGATCGACGAAGGGGTCCTGCAGCAGCAGCACCGAATGCGAGACCCGCCACATGGCCAGGTGCCCGGTCAGCACCGCCAGCGACTGCGCATAAGGCGGCGTGACCGACCCGAAGGAATGCGTCGCCACCATCAGCGATACGTCGCGGAAATCGGCCTTCATCGTGCGGCCTCCCGTGCTGCCTTGGCCGCCGCGCGGGCGACGGTCTTCTCGATCTCGACCCACATCAGCCGCCCCAATTCTTCCAGCATCTGCCCTTTGTGCATGTCCCAGGCCGGCCGCATGAACGGGTCGGGCGAGACAGCGCCGACATACTTTCCCGACTTGTGGAACCGCGGCGCGGTCCCGAACTCGATCAGATGCGCGTGCGGCGCGTGGCTGCCGTCCTGCGTGACCGGCCCGACATACATGCTGACCAGGGAGGGCCCCCGATCCCCGCGCGCCAGTCCCGACTGGCGCGGCGACAGCCGCGACGTGATCGCGACATTGAACGCCCCGGAATAGCTGTCGGCGGTGTCGCGCACCGGCTCCAGCACCTTCTTGACGACGCGCCGGGTCACCCCCTTCGCCGTCCCGCGCGGAAGCCGGGCCAGCGCCTTCTCCATCTCGCGGAAGCCCTCGACCTTGAACTTGACGCTCACGCCGCCACCCGCTCCGCCGTGATTTCCAGCCACTGCCGCCGGCCGAGCTCCTTCACGCCGGTGATCGACCACGGGTCGCCGTCGAACAGCAGCCGGTCCTTCGCCGACAGGTCCGCGACGGTCGAGGAGTAGCGGATGGTGAACCGCGCGAACTCGCGCGCCTCGACCATGCCCGCGCGCCACTTCTCGCCGTCGCTGACCGGCTTGAACCCCGCCCAGACCGTCGCCAGCAGGCCCCAGGCAGGGACCTTCTCGCCGAAGTCGTTCGTCGTCTCTGTCGCCCGCTGAAGCGTGATGCGGCGGTCGAGCGAACCGGCCCAGATCATATCGGCCTGATCCGGTGCGGCGAGACCAGGTAGTCGAAGCCGAGCGGCACCTCCGCAACCGTCGCGTTCATCACGACCGCCTCACGGTTGAAGTCCATCGCGCCGACCATGATCTTGATCGCCTGGACCAGGTCCGGCGGAACGGTCGAGACCCCGGCCGTGTAGGTGATCGTCACCGGAAAGCCCTCTCCGGTCACGGTGGGCCAGTCCGCTGCGGGGACCAGCAAGGCTGGCGAGTCGCCGAAGACCTGCGCGCCCTCGATCGCCGCGCCATCCGCGACGACGCTGGTCAGCGTCTGGACCTTCCCGCCATAGAGGCCGATGGGCGTCCGCCGCGACGGCAGGCATGTCAGGCGCAGGACGACCTGGCGCGGCAGCAGCAGGCGCTGCGTCACCCGCTCCACCGCCGCCGTCGCTGCGCGCTCCATGCCCTGCAGGATCATGTCCTCGTCGTCGTGGTCGATCCGCCGGATCTGCTTCAGATCATCAAGGCTCACGACCGGGCCGGTGGAGTCGGCGACTTCGACGATCCTGTCGCGCGGGGCCCAGACCATCAGACAGCCGTCGCGACGCCCAGACCGATCAGCCGCTCGGCTTCCGCCTTCTCGACATCGATCTCGTCGCCCGCATTGGCCGAGAAACCGTTACCGGAGTAGATGCACGACAGCTTGACCCGGACCGACTTCGGGCTGCGCTTCGCCTTCGGCGCCTCTTCCGGCTCCGCCGTGGCCTCGGCCTTCGGCGCCTCTTCCGGCTTTGCCGTGGCTTCGGCCTTCGGCGCCTCTTCCGGCTTCGCCGTGGCCTCAGCCTTCGGCGCTTCTTCGGGCTTCGCCGGGGCCTCGGCCTTCGGCACGTCGTCTTTCTCGTTCTGCATGATCAGTCCTCAGTTGGGGTCCGAGGCGGACAGGCCGGCCCCGGTCAGGGGTCAGGCCGGGTCGACGCGGTCCAGGTTGCCGGTCACGACCGTGGCGGCCAGCGGCGTCGCCGTGCCATGCGTGCCCGAGAAATCCGCCAGCAGCTTGATGAAGCCCTTGCGCCCGACATAGCCGATCTTCGTGACCGAGGGCGTCGCATGGGCCTCGACCAGCGACCGGACGATGCCCCCCGCGCCGACCGTGACGCCGACCACGTCGGCCTGTTCGACAGCGGCATAGGTGCCGCCCGCCGTGTCGGCATGGGTCAGCTTGAACTCGACCTTGTTGGTCGCGCTGAAGGTGATGCCGCCGACGCCGACCTCGATCAGGATCGTCGCCGATCCAGCCTTGCCGAGCGCGATCTCGGCGGGCGTGTTGTCCGCGTTATAGGCCGCCGCGGGCAGAAGAACCGATGCGGCCATCGTCTCCGATTGATCGAAGCGCATGACTTATCCTTTCATGAATGACCCCGAGTGGATCCCGAGGACGGCCGTGACGGGGCGCGGAGACCGCGCCCCGATGGATCAGGACGCGGCGTTGACGAACGCCTTCACGGCGCCGCCGACGTCGATCAGGTTCCCGCCCGACCGCATCCACGCGAGGAAGCCGACCTGCCCCTTCTTGGTGTAGGCCGAGTCGGTGAAGCGGAACATCTCGACCGCCATCACGTCGCGGATGTAGTAGGGCGAGAAGTCTCCGTAGAGGATCGACCGGGCGTTCGCGGCCATGCTGGGCATGTCCTGATTGATCGTGATCGGCGCGCCCAGCAGACGGTCGGGCGCCCCCTGCGGATTGCCCATGTCGTAGCCGGGGACGAAGATCGGCCGCCCGCTGCTGTCCTTCACCTTGCGCACCTCGCGCAGGGTCGCGTCGTTGAACATGAAGCGCGGCGTGCCCCGCTCCCGGTAGGCCGGATCGACGGAGTGCTGCAGGTTCACGAGGCTGTCATACGTGACCGCAGTCACCTGCGACGACCCGTTGGCCGCGGTGGTGCCGATCTGCGCCGCGATGTTGACACCGTGCGGCTGCGAGATGCCGGTGCCGGTCGTGAACAGCCTGTTCGTGATCCGGCCCAGGCGCGTGACCAGGCGGCCGTTGACGAACGCCTCGATGTCGACGTTCGAGTCCTGCAGCAGCTCCATCGGGACCGCGACGACCTTCGACGAGAACTTGTAGACCGGCAGCGAGATGGCCCCGAAGCTGATGTCCTGGTCCGTCGCCTCCTGGTTCTCGGCGACGATCTCGCCTTCCTCCGCCGTGCCGTCCGAGGTCGGGAAGGACATGCCACCCACGCCCGAGGTCTGGATCACGGTGGCGACGGACCGCATCCCGCCATAGGCCTTCAGCGCGTCCAGCACCGAGTTGGCCACTTCGCTGTCCACGGTGAAGCCGCCCTCGCTGCCGGTCGTGGTCGACATGGCGTTGCGGACGTGGTTCCAGTCGTCCTCGTTGAGCGCCCTGTCGCCGCCCTTCAGCCACTTGGCATAGATCTCCAGGCCGCGGTCGCCGCCGTCGCGACCCTTCTTGGCGGAAATTTCGGCCAGCGCGTCGGTCCGCGTCTCTTCGGCGAGCTTGTCGTTCGCGGCCTGGATGCGCTCGATCTTCGCGTCGATCCTGTCGATCTCGGCCATGGAGGCGTCATATTTCGGCTGGTCGTCCGCTTCGTTCCAGTCGTCCTTGCCGACAAGGTCCTGCAGCGACTTGGCAATCTTGCCGCGCTGCTCACGCAGAGCTTGAATGCTCATGGCATTCTCCTTTCAGGGGGTTGTGCCGCGCTTGCGGCGTGATCCGGCGCGGCGCGCTCAGATGCGGGTGGCCGCGATCCGGGCCGCCGCGCGGCGCATCCGGGTCTGGCGCATGCTGTCCTGCAGGGACGCAGGGGCGGCCGGGGCCGCATCTTCCTTCGGGGCGGGGGCGGGCGTCCAGGGCGCGGCGGCGAAGGCCGACAGGTCCCACCGGGCCGAGGGCCGCTGCGTGTTCTCCTCGACGATGCGATCCGCCAGCGCGGTGGCCACAGCCTCGTCGGCATCGAACCAGGTCTCGGCCGACATCATCGCCATGAACTGCGCGACGTCACCGGATCCGGCCCTGCGGGCATAGGTAGCCGCGATCTGCCCGTCGATCTTGGTCAGCAGGGCCGCCGCCTGTTCGTGGTCGTCAGCGTTGCCGATAGTCAGGCCCCAGGCCTTGTGGATCATGATCATCGCGCCTGGTGCGACCACGCATTCGGCGCATTCGGCGGCGATGACGCTGGCGGCCGAGGCGGCCAGGCTGTCGACCTGCGCCGTGATCGGCTCGGGATGCGCACGCATCGCGGCGACCATCGCCTGCGCCCCGAAGACCGACCCGCCGGGTGAATTGATCCGCAGGGTCACCGGCCCCGACGTGTCCGCGAGCGCGGCGATGAACTGGCGCGGCGAGACGCCGCCGAACCAGTCCGCCTCTTCGTCGTCACTCGCGATGACGTCGTACAGAAAGAGCGTGTCGCCCTGCGCCCGGAACTCGCCCTTGCCCTTGTTCGCAAGGCGCATCTTCAGATGCCTGTCCATCAATCCGTCTCCTCGGTTTCGATCGCGGCCGTCTCGGGGATCGTCCCCTGCATCTCGCGCGGCAGACGCAGCAGCTCGCGCGCCTCTTCCAGCGTCATGAAGGCGGGCTCGCCCGCGCGGCCGAGCGCGATGCGGACGGCGTCGAACATCGACTTCGTGTCGGCCCGCTCCAGCTCGGTCGTGTCGAACTCCGCCACCAGCCGCGCGGTGCGGAAGAACTTCCGGTTCATCTCGTTCTGGAAGGCGTTCAGGTGATCCCGCAGCGTGTAGCGCACGAAGCCGGCGCCCATCGCCTCGACACCCGTCCCCCAGGACGACGTCTTCTCGGTGTGGCCGATCATGAAGGGCTGCACGCCAAAGGCGCGCGCGATCTCCTCCACCTGGAACTTGCGCGTCTCCAGCAGCTGCATCTCTTCCAGCGGCATCGTCAGCGTCTGGATCCCGAGGCCGCCCTCCAGGATCATCGGCTTGCCCGCCCGTTCGGGCCCGCGATGCTTGTCCAGCATGTCCTGCAGGCGCTTGAACTGGTCGTCGGTCAGGTTCTTCTCCGACTTCAGCGCGAAGTCGGGGCGCGCCATGTTCTCGAGGAACTTGGACGAGAAGTCCTGCGCGTTGATCGCCAGCCGCCCCGAATTGGACAGGCTGAACCGCAGCGCCGACATGCCGCGCAATCCGTTGAACCCGAACCCGGGCACGTGCAGCATGTCGTCCTGGTCCAGGACGCGGATCTTCGCCGCCGCCGGGCTTGGCCGCGTGATCGTGGAATCCGGCTGAATCTCGTAGATCAGCCGCGCGCCGTCGCCCGTGGTGATGACCCGCACCCGATCCGGATGCAGCGGCAGAAGGCCGGCGACCTGCCCGCCCCGCCCGCGCAGGATCTCGGCGAAGCCGTCGCCATGCAGCAGCTTCGACGCCACCAGGAACTGCCAGCCGGCCGAAGCGGACCAGCGGGGCGAGAACTGCTCGTTCAGGATCCACCACAGATCGGCATTCCGATCGCGGCTCAGGTCTCCCTCGCGCGATCGCTGATAGATGTGCATGGGCAGGGACGCGACCGCCCCGCTGATCAGCGACACGCAGGCCCAGACCGCCGTCACGCGCATGGCCGACCGCTCCGACGGCGACCCGTCCAGCCCGCCGGTGAAGGCGTTCCAGACCAGATCGCCGCGACGCACGTCGGAACTGTCCACCTGGTTCCGCGCGCGGAACGGGGCCAGTATCTTCTGCAGCAGGCTCATGCGAACCGGACTCGCGGCTGGGCGACTTCCGGGTTCATGTCCATCAGGATCGTGGCGTTGAACGTCGCGATCAGCGGGTCGATCTTGGCGACACCGGCGCGGGCCTTGGTGATCAGCACGTTGTTCCCCTTCGATTCCGCCTTCGCGTTCCCGATGCACCAGGCCATGATCGGCTGGTTCAGATGGCGCATGGTCCGGTTCAGCAGCCGCCGCTCCATCCCCTTGATCGCCCCGTTCAGCTTGAAGCCCTGCCCGACCGCCCCGACCTTCGTCATCGGCAGGCCCGCCTCCTCCAGCGCGTCCAGCAGCGCGGCGACGCCCCAGGCGTCGAGGCCAATGGCGTTCTCTTCCGGCAGCAGTCCGGCTGCCTCGACTGTCATGCAGATCTCGACCATGTCCTCGACATGCCGGTCCATGTCGGCCTCGATGATCAGGTCGCCCGTCTTGGCGAGGTCCAGCAGCTTCGGCGCGATCTCCTGCCGCTTCTTCAGCACGTCGGGATGCACCCACGCCCGGACCCAGACCAGCCGCTCCCGCGTCTCGCGATCCCGACCCATGACGCACAGCGAGGCAAGGTCATCGGCCCCGCCGAGGTCCCCGCCGATCACCGCGCTGTCGCAGCGCTCCAGCATCTTGGTCAGGCCGCCGATGCCGTCGATCCCGCAGGCGGCCCAGTAGTCCGCGCCGACCCACCGCTCCGAGTGCAGGCCGAGGCCGATCTCGACGTTCAGGTGCTGCGACGCGAAGAGCGCCAGCTTGTCGGGCCCGTCGATCTGGGCCTTCGTCATCTCGTCGCGCAGGTAGTCGATCGAGACCGACCGCTCGAGGTTCGGGTTGACCAGTCTCCAGGTCTCCGGATCGCGCCAGGCCTCCGACTTCTGCATCTCGCGCGGGAACTCGTAGATCACCGGCAGGATCGGCAGCGCCAGCGTGCCGTCGCGGACCGCCCGGCAGCGCTGGATGCGGCGCTTGAACTCGCCGTGCGGCTCGACCTTCGACTGCGTCGTGATCTCCAGGAAGAAGCCTTCCTGCATCGAGGCGAGCCCGCCCATCAGCTCGACATACAGGTCGCCCGCCTTCGGCTTGTGGCCGAGGACATGCGCCTCGTCGACCAGGATGTACGCCGCCTTCGACCCGGTCACGACGTCGCCGTCGGCCGACAGGATGCGCAGGATCGCGCCCGTCGTCAGGTGCGTGATCGTCTTGATATGCGCCTGCACCTTCAGGATCGCGCTCAGACCGTCGTCCAGCGCGATGATGCCCTGGCACTGGCGGAAGGTGATCCCCGCGATCGTATGCGTCTCGGCGATCAGGATCAGCTCGGCCTCGGGCCGTTCGTTCAGGATCGTCGCGACGATCATGATCCCGGCGGCGATGGCCGACTTCCCGTTCTTCTTCGGGACCATCAGGAAGAACTCGCGGATCATCCGCTTCCTGGTGGCCGGATCGTAGGCGCCGAAGATGGCGCGGACGAAGTCGAACACCCACGGCTCGCAGACTTCGCCGTAGGTCGGCGTGCCGATCAGATCCGGCACCCGCAGCCGCTTGAAGATCCGCAGCGCCCGATCGGCGACCGCATCGAACAGCGGCAGGTCCGGGATCAGCGACCGGCCTTCCCGAATCCGGTCCTCCCAATCCGGGCAGGCCGTCGACCAGTCGCGCACTGGGGCGGTCACCTCAGTGGGTCCAGCCCGGCTTCAGGTCGGGATCGTCGAGGGCCTTCTGCGCGTCCAGCCGAGCCTGCTCCTTCTTGCCGAGGATCTCTGGCGTGTCCGCTTCTTCGTCCTTGAGCCGCTGTTCCGCCAAATGGCGGTCGCGGCTCGCCTTGATCTTCTCGAGCTCCTTCAGCGCTCCGACGTTGCCCTTGTTGCCCTCGCGGGCGAGGACTTCCATCCGCCACAGCTCAAACCGCATCCGCTGCATGTCGGCGCGCTTCAGCTCGGAAAAATAATACTTGCGCAGGGTCGGCAGGCTGATCCCCAGCCCGGCCGCGATCTCTGCGGGCTTGTAGCCCATCGCCAGGCCCAGGACGACGCGGTCCGAGGCCGATTGCGACCAGCGATGCGACGGCCGCCCACGCCGGCCCGAGGGCAGCGTCGTGACGTCCCCGAACAGGTCCACGGTCAAAATCGCATCCCCCAAGAAAAAAATCTCCAGCTAGGGTCACCGCGGGTCTCAGGCTTCAAGGGGTCTGAACATTTCCACCCCCCCGTCAGCCGCGGCCTGCCCGCTCCCGCCTCTGCTTCTCGCTGTCGTGCCACTGCTTCGTCACCGACTGCAGGTTGCCCAGATCCCAGAACAGGTCCGGATCCCAATGGTGCGGCTCGATGTGGTCGACGGCGGCGCTGTTCCACGCCGGATAGGTCCCGACCAGCAGGGCGCCCGTCTGCTGGCACTGCCACCCGTCGCGCTGCAGCGCGACCAGCCGCAACTCCCGCCAGCGCGCCAGCGAGTACCAGTTCGGCCGCGACCGCTCCCGCAGGGCCAGCCGCGCCGCTTCGCCCGACGGAGGCACAAGCCGCGCCGCCGCCGGCTTGATCCGCAACGGGGTCGAACGCAGGCGCGCCATCAGACAGGCACCGAGGATGAGAGGCGAAGATTGGCTTCGGACACAGTGCGGGCGTCTCGCGCGTAATGCGCCGACCGCCCACCCGGCCGGACCAGTGGCGCGATACGCGCGAGGATCCCGGCCATGAGGCTCTTGGGGGCGGACGCTACGCGGGCGCCTGTCGATCTGTCAAGCATCATCGTCCGGTCCCATCACGTCCGAGGCGTCCAGCGCCTTCTCGATCTCCCGCCCGAAGAGCGTGAACCGGACCCGCGCGCCGCCGAGGCCGTCGACCTCGACCACCTCGCAGGGCATGTCGGCGACAGGGCCCAGGGCGAACATGGCCCGCATGCCGACCTGCAGCCGCCTGGCATGGGCGGCCCGCGCCAGCGCCTCGGCCCGTGCGTCCTGCGCAGCGTCGCGCGACCGCATCCCGTGCAGCCGCCGCAGGTCGCAGCCGCGCAGTTCGCCCCATCGCCCATCCGCCACGCGCAACGCATCCGACAGCAGCGGGAAGGCCAGCACGCGGTGCCCCACCGGGGCGCCGGGGAAGCGCGCGAAGACGAGGCCCGGCAGATAGCGCTGCTCGACCCGCCGGACGCGCCCCATCCGGCGCGCGACGCGCGACTTGACCGGATGGAAGGCGTAGACCCCGCGGGCGTCCAGCCACCGCTCGACCGCGTCCTCGCGCTGCGGCAGGCACCGCAGGGCGAACCAGCCGGGCCGGCCGGGCACGAAGATCGGCCCCCGATTGAAGACCTCGCCGCCGTCCCTCAGCTGGACCCGGGCGGCCCGTATGTCCTGCGCCATCGCGTTCATGCCCCCATCGCTCCGATCTCGGCACAGCGGGCGATCTGCGCCCGCCGGTCCCGCATCCAGGCCGCGTCCGAGGGCGCCAGCTCCTCGCCCCGCGCGTCCTCCGCTTCCAGCTCGGCCATCCGCCGGATCGCCGCGTCGGCCGCCTGCCGCGCCTGCGTCTGGGCGAAGGGGCCGGGCCACGCCCGCATCTTCCGCGCCATCTCGCGCAGCTCCGGCGCCCAGCCCTCGGCGATGGCCCGCCGCCCGATCTCGTGGGCGAAGACCGCGCGCATCAGCGGCGAGCCGGTGTCGGAGGGCGGCTGGATGTCGGCGGCCATGTCGAGGATGCGCTGCGCGATGGGGAACCGGTCCCGGTCCTTCCCGCTCGCGTTCCGCGCCGCGACCTCTTCCAGCGCGGCGAGGTTCGCGTCGGTCATGTAGGCCAGCTTGGCGCACAGGTCGCCCAGCATCGCCTCGAAGGCGTCGCGCGTCAGGCTGCCCGGCTTGGCCAGCCCGCGCCGCAGCAATCCCTCGACCAGCACCCGCCTGACCCGTGCCTCGCCCTCCGCCTGCGCCTTGCCGTCCATCGCCTTCCCCTTCTCTGCCTTGCCCGGGTTATCCACAGGCGCGCCCGCCGAATGTCGCGCGACTGTCAGTGTTCCTGTTCTTTCTCTGTCCTTGTCCCTGTCGTGCGGGACAGTCCCGAAGTGTTCCCAACTGTCCCCAGATCGTTCCGAAGTGTTCCGGGAACAGTTTGCGTGAATTCAGCGGGGCGGGCGGCGCCGATCCAGCGTCAGGACGTGGTTTGACCACGCCGCCATCCCCCGCTCGATCCAGGAGCTCGTGCGATAGCCGCAGCCCTCCGCGATCAGCCATTCGTCGATGAACAGCAGCGCGGCGTCGTTCTCGGCCAGCTTGGCATCATACCCGGCCAGGGCGCCGCGCAGCCGCAGGCGCCGGGTCTTGGCGTTCGCCGCCTCGTTGCGCGCGCGGTTGTCCTGCCGCCGTGCGACCGCTTCCAGAAGGCCCTCGAGGACGACGGGATGATAGAGGCGGACCTCGTCGCCCGATCGGCACTGGCGCCAGTTGTGAAGCGGACCCCACGGCATCGCGCAGAGCGACTCGAACCGCTCGCGGGGCACCCGGACCAGCTTCGCCAGATCGACCAGGTCGCAGGGCAGCGTGCCCTTCGGCGACTGATCGTAGGCGATGCAGAGCAGGCGCATGTGGATGCCCTGAACCTCGTCGGTCGACTTCAGGACGAAACTGGAGTTGTTCCAGCGGCGCGGGTCGAAAGCGAACCAGCTGTGCTGTTGCATCCGCTCGCCGGGCGCGATCGGGTATTCGTCGAGCTGCGCGACGTCGACAGGGCGGAGGCAATGGATCGGGGTCATCGGGGCCTCCCGTGCATCCACGGCACCAGCGCGGCGATCTCTTCCGGTACCGCGCCCATCCAGCACCGAAGGGAGTCGAACAGATCGACACCCGCGACATGCGGCGCGGCACGGACGCCCAGGGCATAGCCGTGCGACATCTCTGTCACGGCGCGGTCGTCGGGATGGTCGCGATGCGCGGTCATCAGCAGGTCCAGCGTCCCGCGCGTGCTCTGCTGCCCGGCGCGCGCGGCCATGGCCTGCGCCAACGCATGCTCCGCCCAGGGCGCCTTGAAGGGCACGGTGCGGATCTGCGGCGCGATCATGCCGCCACCGCCTCGGCCGGGCGCCGCTGGCGCCGCAGGGCCGTCGCATGAACAGAGACGGCGGTGCGCCCCGCCGCGCCCAGCAGGACGGGACCGGCGACCCGCAGCCGCGCGTCGAACAGGTACCACGCCGCGTTGTCCTTGCCCGCCACGCCGTTCTGCGCCCAGCTCACGCGCCCGATCGGCACGATGCAGGGGCAGATCGGGCGCAGCCGCTCGAAATAGCCGTTGGCGGCGACGTCCCAGGCCAGCAGCAGCCAGAGGGGCCGCACCCCGGCCAGATGGTCGATCAGCGTCGTGACCGGCGCCCCGCCCTGCCCCGGCATCGGCCAGGGCGGATTGGTCACGATCAGGTCCAGCCCGACGGCCCGGATGTCCTCCGCCGGCACGCCCAGCACGTCGGCCCGGTGGATGCCCTCGCACCGCGGCGCGATGTCGGTCGCCACGACGCAGCGGGCGCGCGGCGCCAGCGCCTCGATCAGCGCCCCGTCGCCCGCGCATGGCTCCCAGTAGCGCGCCCCGTCCGGCAGGTGCCGACGCAGCGGCGCGGCCGCCGAGGGCGGGGTCGGATAGAAGTCCCGCAGACGGCGGGCGAAGCTGGACCGCTTGCTCATTCCGCCGTCTCCGCCATCTCCGCCCGCGCGCGCTTCAGCGCGGCGGTCTGCGCCGCCCAGCTGGCATCGGGCACCAGCGCCCGGTAGCGCGCGACGACCTCGTCGCGCCCGACGCCCAGCTGCGCCGCCACCTCGGCGGCTCCCTCGCCATGCGACAGACCGTCCAGCAGGATCACGTCGCGCTCGGCTGTCCAGGAACCGGAGCGCGGCAGTCGGGGCGTCGCGACCGGGCGCGGCGCGGCCCGCGGCGGCAGGGGTCCGGGCGAGACGGTTGCCTTGGCAGACGGCGCCGGATCGGCAAGCGGAGCCTCCGAGGCCATGTCCGCCGGTTCGGCCGCCGACGCTTCCTTCCGGCCGAGCGCCACCTTGCCTGCCCGCCATTTCGACAGCTTCAGGTTCAGCGACGCCTTCGTGCGGCCGAGCGCGTCGGCCACCTGCTGATAGGTCATGCCGTCGGCGATCATTGCCAGCGCACGCTCGATCTCCTCCACCGTCCACGGGGCACCGTTGGCGGCGGGCGCGTTGTGCTTCTCGCGCGGCTTGACCGACTTCGGCGCGGGCGCGGGCTCAAGGGAAGGCTTGGGCGCGGGTTCGGGTTCTGGCTCAGGCGCCAGATGCTCGACCGGGACCGCGCAAGGCTCCACCGCCACGGCCACCGCTTCCGGGACCGGAGCAGCCACCTCGGACGCCTTCGGCAGCGCGACCAGCCCGATCGTGATCGTGACCCGGCCTTCCGCCTCGCAGGCGTCATGCTCGATCCCGGCGGCCTCCAGCGCCTCCAGCAGCCGCGCGACGCGGCGCCGGATCAAGGTCTGCGCCTCGACCCATGCCAGGTCCGCCCGCGCGGACTTTGCACTCAGCGGGATCGCCGCGGCGCCGGTCATCTGTCGCCCCCGTCCGGGATCAGGGAACGGGGGCGTTCCGCCGCCAGGCCGTCTGCCAGGGCCCGATCGGCGGAAGGGAGGACGTGGCCGGCCCCGTAGGCCAGCACGCAGAAGACGAAGCCGAGCCCGCCCAGCATCGCCCGGACGTCCCGCCGGACGCGGGCGCGGTAGACGTGATCGATGGGCAGCACCGGGCGGGTCATCCGGTCACCTCGGCCAGCGTCCAGATCAGCAGCGCCCACAGCACCGAATTGACGACGACGAGGACAAGCACAAGCAGCCCGCGCCAATTCCACCGGCGGCGCGTGGCGAAATCGATGGGCAGCACCGGGCGGGTCATCCGGTCACCAGCGGCCAGGCCTGCGCGACCAGCGCGACCGACGCGGCGATCAGGACCAGCACGGCCATCAGGATGACGATCCCGGCGACGACCAGCCCGCTGCGCGGATCGTCCCGCTCCGGCGGGGCTTCCCAGGTCGCATCCTGCGGGATCGGACGGGACGGGACGTCGGGGGGCAGCGGTGTCATTCGGACCTCTCCGTGGCGAGTCGGAAGAATTTTTCCGCCCGGCTCCGCAGCACGCGGGCCCGTGCCATCAGGTCACGGGCGCGGGCGTCGGCGCGGGTCGCGCGGGCGGCACAGAAACGGCCGCGCAGATACAGCCAGACCCTCACCGCCGCCGCTCCACCCGGGCCAGCACGACCTCGGCCCCGGCCAGCGCCATGACCTTCAGGACGACCGTCAGGCCGGGATCGTGCTCCTCGCGCAACCAGTTGCGGACCTGTCGGTCGGACACGTCGAGCAGGGGCGCGGCCACGCGGGCGATCTCCCGCTCCGACCGGCCGGGGAAGGCGCGGAACAGCAGGTCGCGGAACCATCCGCGCGCCGCCGAGGTCGAGCATTCACTTTGGGCAGGATTTTTCACGGCGCAGGCTCCATGTTGGGTCTGTGCAGAGACCCTTTTGGAACCGGAGAGAGGGATGGGGGCCGCAGCCGTCATGCTGCGGCCCCCAAGCTTGCCCGGACACTCCGGGGCTTGACGCAGAGGACGCGGTTTCGAACGGTCAATCCGCCACAGATTGGAGAACGAAGATGCCGCGAGATTTGGCTCTGCGATGGCTTTACGGGCGCGCGCCCGCCGACTTCGACCCGGCCCCGGATTGGCCCGCGCCGGTAACGATGACCCCGCTTCCGATCGAGGACGACCCTGACGAGGACGACCCGGGTCCGGTCGAACTGGATCCGATCTTCCTGCTGATCGACTATCGCGACAGCAAGGGGCAGCCTTCGCGCCGACGGATCACCTGCCGGGCCTTGGTCCGCTCCAGGGGCGGCCACCCCAGCTTGCGGGCCATCTGCCATGAACGAAGCGCAATGCGAGCCTTCCGGCTGGACCGAATCGAGGCCGTCATCGACCAGGACGGCACCGTGACGAGCATTCTCGACTTCCTCGACGAGCTCGCCATCGACATGGCCGGCATCGGCTTGGCCGCACCTGCGAAACCGAGAAAAAAGGCGACTCCCATCGTCGACACAGCGGAGGATTTCCGCCGTGCGATCATGCCTAGCGTGGTGCTGCTGACCGCCGCGGGCCGCTCGGACCATCACCTGCACGACCGGGAGATCGACGCGATCCTTGAATTCATTGAGGACGAATGGATGGAGCGTTCCGACTGCCCCGGACCCGACGGGCTGGACGCGCAGATCGAATCCTTCGCCAAGGCGATCCGCCGCCTGCGCCCCACGACCCGCGATCTCGACGTCGGAATCGAAGCGCTGAACGGCGCCAACGCAGCAACCAGGGACCGCACCATCCTTGCCTTGGCGAAGCTGGTGAAGGCCGACGGCGTCGTTTGCGAGGCCGAGGAAGAGTTCCTGCGCGAGGTAGGCTTGCTTTGACGATCCGGGCCACGAGGGTCCTCCGCCGTGGCCCGCTCTCGACGCTGCCGGAAGCTGGCACACGGTCATGCGGCGGCCTCGTCGCGGCTCGCCTCGGGAGGAGGCGGGTTGGCGGCGATGAACTCGCGGATGCGCTTCGCATCCTTCGCGTTCTGCTCCGCCCGCCGCTTGAGGCGAGCGATCAGCCGAGAGGAGCCGGTTGCGCGGACGCAGACCGTCGACGGCTTGAGCTTCGTCGCGGCGCAGTACGCCTCGATCTCGGAGATGATGTCTGGCTCGGTCATGAGGCCAAATATGGCTAATATGCCAACTTTGGCAAGGCTAAATGGCCAGTAGCGCGCTAGGTATGTTTTGGCCGATAAGCCACAACATGCCGGATACCTCATTCAGAGCGGGCTTCATGGAGGCCTTTGGAGCTTCCGGCTTAGGGATGGCTGAACTTTCTCGCCGCTCCGGGGTTTCGTACGACGCGATCAACAAGCTCAAACGTGGATCGTCCGGCAGCACCTCTGCAGAGAATGCGGAACGGCTTAAGGCGGCTCTGAGCGAATGGTGGCCCAGTTCGCACAACCAGTCCCTCGTCGCCGTCGCCGGCCGGGTCGGCGCTGGCGACCAGGTCCCGCTGGTCGACGCCTTCGAGCGCGGCGATGGCCTCTACCACGTCACCCGCCCGCCGGAGCTGCTCGGCCGATCCGTCGTCGCAGTCGAGATCGAGGGCGAGTCGATGCTGCCGACCTACGGCCCCGGCGACGTGATCTTCTACGCGCGCGAGGCCGATGGCGTGCCGAGCGAAGCTCTGAACCGGGTCTGCGTCTGCGAATGCGACGCCGGTAACGGCTGGCTCAAGATCATCCGGCCCGGTGACGGCCCGCGCCTGTTCCACCTGCGCTCGCTGAACGACACCGTGCCGACGATGACGAACGTGACGCTCCGCTGGGCCGCACCAATCCTGGTGCACCGGGCCGCAGCGGTATCAGGGAGGGCGGCATGAGCCCGATTGCTGAAAGCATCCAGATGCTCGTTGACGCGATGGAGCAGCGAGACCGGCAGATCGAGGACCTTCAGGCCCGGCACGAAGCCATGTCCCTCTTTGTATGCATGGCTTTCGCTCAGAACATCGCGCACATGCCTCGCGATGATCGAGAGGCCCAGATGGAGGACATGCAGGGCTTCCTTCGTGCCAGCCTCAGATCATCGGCGGCTGGCGACGCTGCCGCTCAATCCTCCTTCTTCGATGAAATCGAGAAGCTCGCCGAGCAGGTTCTTGACCAGGCCAACCAGATCGAACGGATGCGATCACAAAGCGACTGAGGCATCGGCGGCCGGGCGAGCGCAAACGCCGGCACCCCGTCGATCTTCAGGATTCTTTCCCTCAAGTCGTCCATGCGAGCGGCCATCCTTTCTGGATGGCCCAGCAGATCTTCTAACTGAGGCTTGAGGGCCGATAGCGGCTCGATCTCCGCGCCCCCCTCTCCGACCAGCTTCCGACCGTCACCCATCCCGTCCTCCTGACGCCGCGCCTCGCACGGGGCTTTTGCTGTTTGTGCAGTCGGTGTAGCACGTACGTGGCTAATAGGCCAAGTTCTGTCTTGCCTTTGGCTAATCTGCCAACTATCGTCCCCCCTCAAGACGCCCCCACCGAAGCGCTTCCCGACGGAGCGCAAGGGGGCGGGGAGACGCCCGCCATGACCCATTCCCTCGATTACCTCGCTCGCCGCTTCGACGAGGCCAATCTGGCGCATGTCCGGGCCGAGCTCGCGCTCGAAGCCGCGACGGTGAGCGGCGCCCCCGCCGCCGAGATCGCCCGGCTCGCCGCCCTGAGAGACGCCGCCAATGCCGCCCGCAAGGCGGCCCACACCGAATGGGCCGTCGGCTACGCCGCGGCGCACCGCATGGCGCCCGCCGCCTGACCCTGCCTCGCGCGCCGCTGGGGCCTCCTCCCCGGCCCCACCTGTCAGGCGGCGCGCAACTCGGCCGGTCGGCCCCTCCCGCCGACCGGCCCCTTTCTTCCCCGAGAGGCCATCATGCCCGACACATCACCCGACACCGCGACCCTGACCCGATCCCTCGCCCGCGACGCGGTGCTCGAGGCGCTGGTCCGCGTCCTCGACCTCCACCCCGAGCAGCTGACGGACCCCGACGCGCCCATCGACGCGCAGACCCTCTCCGACCTCAACGGCGACAGCCTCGACGCGGTCGAGATCGTGATGGATATCGAGGAACAGCTCGGCATCGAGCTCGACGACGCCGAGATCGACGACGACACCACCGTCGCCCAGCTGATCGAGATGGCCGAGGCGCGGACATGACCGCGCCCGCCATCGCCCACCCCCGGCGCGCCATCGCCATCGCCCAGGCCCGCGCTCGCGTCGCCAACCCGGACCCCAGCGACAGCCCCGGGCTGCGCATGCTCGCCTGGCAGGTCGCCAAGTCCGCGCACGGCCATTGCGTCCGCCAGACCGTCGCCACCCGCCCCGCCGCCCCGCGCGGCGACGCGGCGCCCTGCCTGATCCTGGTGCAGGGATGACCCCCCGCACGCCCCTGACCGAGGTCGAGGTCGTCTTCCAGACGTTCCACGGCGACGGTGTCTGCGTCCGCGAGACCGAGGACAGCCCCGACATCTGGCCCCCCCGGGCAGCGTGCACCGTCCAGGCCAGCAACACCCTCCTCCCGGATGCCGAGCCCCGCCGCGGCCACCCCTGCACCGTCGCCGCCCCCGCACGCCTGCTGATCGAGAAGGGACTGCTATGACCGCCCGCCACGCCCACCGGAGAGACGCCATGCCCGACGACGCACCCCGCCCCCGCGACCCCTACGCGATCCGCACGCTGGAACAGCTGCTGACGCTCTTCGACGGCGGCGACTTCGCGGAACAGACGCTGCGCAAGCACCGCGAGCTGATGATCGACCTGCGCGAGCATCTCGACCGCCACGGCACCAAGGGCTGCCAGGGCGAGGTCGCGATCACCGTCAGGTTCGCGCTCGGGAACAACGGCGATGTCAGCATGGCCGCCGAGACGAAGATCAAGCCGCCGAAGACCCCGCCGGCCACCGCGGCCAGCTACGTCGACGAGGACGGCGGCCTGACCCTCTTCAGCCCGCTGATGCGGAAGATGCAGCCGGGCCCCCGCGACGTGACCGACGCTTACGACCCCGAGACGGGCGAAGTCCGGGACGTGTGATCACCCACAGGAGATGACGATGACCGAGAGAACAGACGCGCGCGAGGTCGAGAACGTCGCGCAGACCATGCGCGACACGGTGCAGGCCCTCTATGGGACTCGCCAGATGTTTACAGGCGAAGAGGACGACACGCTGACGCAGGCGATCATTCATGCCGTGCCCGAGGGCATGCGCCTGGAAGATCTGACCGCCAAGGCTCGCGACGCCGCGCAGTTCTTCAAGCCCGCCCGCCGCCGGGGCACGGCGACGCTGGCCGATCTCGACAGCCTCGTCGGCTGGGCGATCCGCTTCAAGGGCGAGACCTCGGCGCTCTTCGCCGATCCGGACATGGAGAAGCCCAGCCTGACCTGCGTCGCGGACTACCACGCCAAGGCGCCGGCCGACGTGACGACCCCGACCGGCGACCCGAGCGCGCGGCACTGCGCCCATCGCGGCGTCTACAAGTTCCCCCTGTCGGACGAATGGAAGGCCTGGATGGCCGTCTCCGGCAAACCGCTCGACAAGGACGAGATGGGCGAGTTCATCGAGGCGAACGCGAAGGACGTCATGGACCCGACGCCCGGGATCCTCAACGGCGACACCACCTTCGACCGCGCCGACTGGGAAGAGCGCCTGGTCGAGACGGCGAAGCGGATCGAAGGCCGGTTCGGCCAGCTGACCGAGCTGCTGCGCCTGTCGAAGCAGTTCCGGGTCTACGAGGTCTCGAACCTCGAAGTCTCGACGAACCGAGACACCGGCGAAGCGGCGATCCAGTTCCTGAACGAGCACCGCGACAAGGAAGGCGCGCCGATCAGCATCCCGAACCTGATCATCGTGGCGATCCCCGTCTTCCGCGGCGGCACCCGGTTCCGGATGGTGTTCCGGTTCCGCTACCGGAAGTCCGGACCGAAAGTGTCGTTCATCCTCTCCGCCTACGATCCCGACCGCATCTTCCGCGCCGCCTTCGACGAGACCATCGCCGACGCGGCGGAGCGCACCGCGCTGCCCCTGTTCCTCGGCACGCCCGAGACCTGAAACCCGGGCCTGCGGGCCCGGCAGCCGGGGCGGTCCCGGCGACCCCGCCGCATCCTGTCGGGTAGCGGCGGGGGCATCCCAACCCCGCCGCGCCGGGGCACTCACAAGACGATCACCCGGCCGCGCGGGGCCGGGCGCACCACGGGGGGCGAGGATCCGTTATGACTGCCGACACTCCGCGACCGATTGATGAATGGCATGAAGACGACGGCGACGTTGTTTGGTGGTGCTGGAATTACGAACAGAGGGCCTGGCTTGGCGAAGCGCCTTACATCGGATCGCCTCTAGACCTCGGGCAGACGGTGGAACTTCACACGTACGAGAGTCGCCCCGCCGCGATCATCAACGTCGGCGGGTGGCCGGGTTATCATACGCATTGGACACCGCTGCCGGAACGCCCTGCCGCCCCGACCGGTACGGCGTAATGGGCCCCTGCCGCATCTGCGCCGCGCCGTGGTCGCCCTACGGCTACCGCCTCCCCGGCCCGCTCAGCGCCCGCCGCCGCCGCGGCTACGTCTGGGCCTGCCCCGATCACCGCGCCGAGGTCGAGGCCCTGCAGCGCCAGGCCACCCGCGCCGCCCCGGCCGCCAACCCTGAAGACCCGCAGGGGTCGCTGCTTTGAGAGGACGACCATGACGACTGCGACGAAGGACCGCCTCGCGGCCGAACTTCGGAAGGCTGCCGACGCATCGGGCGTCCATGCGCCGACCTATCGCGCCCTCGCCGACCGGGCCGAGACGGGAGAGTTCGACGACTACGCGGACGTGCATGTCTGCGGCCCGACCGCGCTCTACCAGGAGCTGATGCGCGCCGGCCTGAAGACGTTCGCCGGGCGGGTCGCAAATGGCGAGTTCGACGCGAGCTTCGAGGAAAGCGAGGCCTGGGCGCGGTCGCAGACCGACCCTCAGATGGTCGCGGTCATGGAAGCCATGGGCATCGCCCCGGACCGGAGCCGAGACCAGTGACGGCCCGTTTCACCCGCCGCCAGAAGCGCGACGCCATCCTGCGCGAGATCAAGATGCGGAAGCGCGTCTACCCCAGCCAGATCCGTCAGGAGCGCATGACGCAGGAGGAAGCCGACCACGAGATCGACGTGATGGAGGCCATCGCCGCCGACTATGCCGAGCCGGACCTGTTCGGGGGTGCGCGATGACAGACCGCACGCCCTACTGCCCGCCCGACCTGGATCAATGGAAAGAGTGCTGGGAGATGACATGCCGTCATTGCGCCCGCTGGCTCAACTGCGACCTGACAGAAGCGATGATCGAGCATCGGGAGGGCGGACCCTGGCCGGAAGGCGGATGGGTGACGGATCCCGGCGCCGGGGTGACGTGCCTGTCCTACCAGCCGCGCGCGACGCAGCCGCAGTTGAGCCGCCAGCAGCTTCGGCGGCTGGCACGCATGAATCCGGCGTCCCTGCCCCCTGTCTGCGGCGGATGTGCAGCGACGAAAGGGACGGACGCCAGCAAGAGCCTCCACACGCGCCGGGACTTCGACGCTTCCGTGAAGGATCGGCGCCAGTTCATGTGCCACGAACGCCCCGGCTATTGCGGCGGTTGGATCCGCGCCGTTCTGGCCCGCGCCGGGAAGCGGGTGCCAGCATGACCGCCCCCGCCCTCCGCGTCCTGATCGGCTGCGAGACGAGCGGCGTGGTCCGCCGCGCCTTCCTCGACCGCGGCCACGATGCCTGGTCCTGCGACATCCTGCCGGCCGAGGACGGGTCGAACCGGCACTACCAGTGCGACGTCCGCGACCTACTGCAGCCGGGACGCTGGGACCTGCTGGCCGTCATGCACCCGCCCTGCACTCGCCTCTGTAACAGCGGCGTCCGCTGGCTGTCCGCACCGCCGCGCGGCCGGACGCTCGACGAGATGTGGGCCGAGCTCGACGAGGGCGTGGACCTGTTCCGCGCCTGCCTCGAGGCGCCGATCCCCCGCGTTGCCGTGGAGAACCCGGTGATGCACCGCCACGCGCGCGAGCGTCTGCCCGCGGACCTGCCGAAGCCTCAGATCGTCCAGCCGTGGTGGTTCGGGGATCCGGCATTCAAGGCGACCGGGCTCTATCTCCGGGGCCTGCCACCGCTGGCGGCGACCGACCGCCTGACGCCGCCCGCCAAGGGCACCGAGGCGCACAAGCGCTGGTCCGCCGTCCACCGCGCTTCACCGGGCCCGGACCGCTGGCGCATCCGCTCCCGCACGTTCGACGGGATCGCCGCGGCGATGGCGGATCAGTGGGGCGGATATGCGATGCGGAAGGTCGCGTGATGGCCCCGCCCTGGAGGAACCCGCGATGACTAAGCTCGCCGATAGGCTCGGTCGCCTTGCGCGCCTCTGGGCGACCCGTGAGGACATTCGCCGCCTTCCGAAAGGCGCCGACCTTAGCCCCGATGTTGACCCGCGCGCGATGTATGACGCCATGCGCCGCGCCGCTCTTAGCGCGCTTGACGAGGCAATCGACTCCGACCCGCGCCCCAAGGACCGCTGACCATGCCCGCCGCCCGCGCCCGTGCCACCCAAGCCGAGATCGCCCGCGCCATCCGCGCGGCGCGGGCCGAGGGCTGTGCGGCGGTCGAGGTCTTCGGCGCCATCCGCATCTATCTGGACGCGGCGCCCGCCGGGCCGCTACCGTCGTCCGACCGGGATGGCGAGGAAGCGGCGTGCGACGAAGCGTTCGGGACGGGATCGTGAGCCTCAAGGGCGTCATCGTCCGCCGCAAGGGCGAGCGGGAATATCGCTACCTGCGCCGGGCGGGAAAGCCGCTGGTCAAGCTCCCCGCCGACGTGCCGATGGATCACCCGAAGTTTCTCGCCGCCTACGCCGCCGCGCGCACCGACGATCCGGCGCCGACGGAGCCCGGCACCGTCGGCGCGCTGGTCACGTCGGCGCTGCGCGGGGACCGCTACAAGGCGCTGTCGACCGTCTACCGCGCGACGCTGCGCCGCCACTTCGACGCGATCCGCGCGGCCTACGGGAAGGCCCCGGCGCGCGGGCTCAAGCGCCGCCACATCGAGGCCGACTTGGGCAAGGCCGCGAATGCCGCCGACCGGCTGAAGGCCTGGCGCTTCCTCGCCGCGCACGGCACCCGGGCCGGGCTGCTGGCCGACGACGCGACGCAGGGCATCGTGATCGAGCATCGCGGGCGCGTGATCGGGCATGAACCGTGGAGCGCGGACGAGATCGCCGCCTACCGCGCCCGCTGGCCGGTCGGCACCGTCCCGCGCGCCGCGATGGAGCTGCTGTTCTGGTCGGCAGCGCGGATCGACGATGGCGCGAAGATCGGGCCGGGCATGGTCGACCGCGAGGGCGTGCTGACCTTCCGCCAGCACAAGACCGGCGGGCTGGCGCATGTGCCGTGGACCTGTGCCCTTCCCGCCTACGCCGCCGGGATGCAGGCCGATCGGGACGTGATGCACGCCGCGCTCGCGCCGCTGGCCGGGCAGATGACCTTCCTCGCAACGGCGCACGGCCGCACCAGGTCGACCGCCGCGCTCGGGACGTTGATCCGGGAATCGGCGCGGGCCGCCGGAGTCGAGCGGAGCGCGCACGGGCTGCGGAAGGCGCGCGCGACCGCGCTGGCCGAGGCCGGGGCGACGACGCACCAGATCGCAGCCTGGACCGGGCACGAGAGCCTGAAAGAGGTCGAACACTACACCCGCCGGGCCGGTCGGCGCGCCGCCGTGATGGGCGAGAACGGGAACAGAACGTTGGAAACTGGACCGCGCCAGAGTGGAAACCGCTAGAAATGTCGCGGCTCAACAGTCACTTGCGGAGGGATTGGCGCGCTGGGGAG